AAGATGGTTTAAATTTAATCCAACAGATAAAATAAAAACATTACAGAGAGATCCATGCTTAAGACAGTAAAACTATATGGAGATCTGGCAGATTTTGTAGGATGGAAAGAACAGAAAGCAGAGGTTAGAAATACTGTTGAGGTGATGCGTTTTCTGCGTTGTAATCACCCAGAGCTAGAAACATATATGATAGATAAATTTTACAAGGTAGATATTGGTGGCTATAACGTAACAGAAGAAAATATGCTTGATCCGATAGCAAAAGAAATAAAAATAATACCAGTTGTTGAGGGTAAATTTTTGGGAATATTAGCAGGTATAGGTTTGATTTTTGGTGGAAAGGCTCTAGTCGCTGCTGGTGCTGCTGCATTTGTTGGAAGTATTGCAACAACATTAGGAACAGGTTTGATCTTAAATGATATAAATAGCTATTTAACACCAAAGCCTAAAGGTCTGTCATCTTTAGAACCAGAAGATGCCACTGTTAACTTTGCCTTTAGTGGGGTCACAAACGTTTCAAGGGCTGGCGTTGCACTCCCTCTTGTTTATGGAGAAATCTTTGTTGGAAGTATAAATGTATCAAATGGAATTGATACAGACCAGATTGAGGTTTCTGTTTAATGACAAGTTCTCTACCTGATGACTTATTTGAAGATTTTAGTAATGTTTTTACAAGACATTATTTTGGAGAAATTTCAGACAAGCAGCTAGATGGTTTTTTAAGAGTAGATGGTATAGGCGGTTTAGGGAATGATATTAGATTTGATGCAGCAGGTAAATTAGTTGAAATAGATGGTGTTATTGTTGAAACTGCGTCATACAGTCAAACGGGAACTACTGCAACAATCACACAAGCTGGCGATCAAGATATAGCTGTTGGTGATGTTCTAAATTTAATTTTTAATGTTGGTTCAGTTAGTGAAGTTAGGCAAGAATTAGCGGTAGCCTCTGTTATTTCAGGGACTTCATTTACAGTTACAAGACCATCATCAGAAACTGTCTTAGCAGAAGTGGTTAGCTTTTACAAAGAAGATGTCCCCAAAAGTGGTAATTATTCACAATTGGCAAATACTATTACTATCACTCACAGTGGAGCAGAAACATTAGCTGTTGGTGATGTCATTGACCTAAATGTCACCTCTGGTTCTGGTACAACAGAAAACGTAACTGTCACCTCTGTCACCTCTTCAACAGAATTTAAAGTTGCAAGTAGTACTTCTGTTTCCACATCAGGTAATGCTACATTTACAAAACAGAATAAAGATGCGATAGCAAGAGGTAATGTTGATGGTATTAGCACCACAACAGATTCGATATTATCTAGTAAACAATCAAACGATCTAATAGATGTATTGTCAGAAGGTCAAATAACTGGTTTTAAATCAGCTATAGAAGCTAATCTTACACAAGGTACAAATAAATATGACATTGCATCATTAAAAGATGTATTCCTTAATGGAACTCAAGTACTTAAAAAATCAGCAGATATAAATAACCTTACTGAAGGAGATTTTAATTTTATAAGAGAAGATATAAGTTTTGAACCTAGATTTGGGACATCTAATCAAAGCGCATTAAATACCATTAATGAAATAGAATCTGAGACTGGTGTAGGTGTTGAGGTAACAAAAGCAAGTCCTGTTTCAAGATCCATTTCAAGTCAAATAGATAAATTAAGAATAACTATTGCTTTTCCAACATTACAAAAATTTAATACAGAAACAGGTGAAACAAATGGAACCCAAGTTAACTTATCAATAAAAATTACAGAAAATAATGGTACAGAACATAGAGTTATTAGAGGGACAAAAGGTGCTGTAATCGGTAAGACAAATACACAGTATTTTAGAGATTATATTATTACAGGTCTATCAAATCTAAACTATCCAATAACCGCTACTGTTACTAGAGTCACTAATGATTCTACTGATACTAATTTACAGAATAAGTTTAGTTGGTCATCTTTTACAGAAATAACAGCAGAGCAGAGAGCGTACCCTGACATTGCACATGTTGGCCTTCGTTTTAATGCAGAATCATTTAGATCAATACCGACAAGAACATACCGTATTAGAGGGATAAAGGTCAAAATCCCGCACAATGCAACGGTAAGATCTGATGGCAGTTTATCTTTTAGTGGCAGTTTCAACGGCACGTTAAAAACAGACAAGGAGTACACAAATGATCCCGCTTGGGTTCTATATGATGTTCTTACGAACACCCGTTACGGAGCGTCCATACCAGAGTCAGCTATAGATAAGTTTGCTTTTTATTCTGTTTCAGAATATAACTCAGAACAAATAGATGATGGATCTGGAACAGGATCTACGGAGGCAAGGTTTAGTTTAAACGTAAATATAAATAACCAGAAGGATGCATTTGAGCTAATACAAAACATTTGTTCAGTAATGCGTGTGCAAGCTTTTTATGAAGCTGGCAGTATTACGATTTCACAGGATAGACCATCTGATGCCGTTTATACCTTTAATATCTCTAACGTAACTGAAGGTGGTTTTTCATATAGCAATCAAAGTCAGAAAGCAAAATACACAAGAATTAATGTTGGTTTTTTTGATATGACAACACAATCTATTGATTATGAAACAGTAGATGACACAACAGCACAGTCAAGGTATGGAATAAAAACACAAACTATAAAAGCCTTTGGAACAACTTCAAGAGGACAGGCTTCAAGAATGGCGAAATGGCTATTGTTTAATCAAAATAATTCTTCTGAAATAGTTAATTTTAGTATTACTGCTGAAGCAGGTGTTTTAGTCCGTCCTGGACAGATAATATCAGTGGCAGATGAGGTAAAACAGGGAGTCAGAAGAGGAGGAAGAATAAAAACAGGTATCAGTACAACTCAGATAGAAGTTGATGATACAGCATCCACTGATCTTGTTACTTCCAATGCTGCAAAACTATCAGTAATCCTATCTAATGGAACGCTTGAGACGAAAGAGATTAGTGGTATATCAGGTGCTACTGTTACTGTTTCTTCAGCTTTTTCTTCTGTACCGCAGGCAAATAGTGTTTGGGTTATAGAAAATACAACACTTGAACCTACGACATGGAGAGTTGTAAACGTACAGGAACAGGAAAATCTTACATTTAATATCACAGCAGCATCACATAACAGTGGTAAATATGCTTTTGTTGAAGATGGTACTGCCTTGACAACAAAAAGATTTTCTTTAATTATTCAAAAATTACCTGCTCCACAAAATTTAACTGCTACTGAATCAATAGTTGTTATTAATAACAAGGCAGTTGCAAGATTATCTATTTCATACGCTGCTGTAAAAGGTGCAATAGGTTATTATTTGCAATACAAATTTGAAAATGGTAATTTTATTAATCAACAAGTTAAAGGTACTGACTTTGATATTGATAACATTAGTAGCGGAAGGTTTGAAATTCGAGTTTCCTCTATAAATACAATCAATAAATTAAGTGAAAGGGCAAACGAAATTACTTTTAATGCCATCGGTAAAACAGCTTTACCTGATGATGTACAGAATGTACAAATAGAACCCTTGTCAGATCAGTTTGTACGACTACGTTTTGATAAATCAACTTCGGTTGATGTGGTGCATGGGGGCAACGTGGTTATTAGAAGTTCAAACCTGACAACAGGTGCAACTTTTACAAATGCTGTTGACGTAGTGCCAGAACTTTCTGGAAATATCAGCGAGTCTATTGTTCCAAATATTGTTAATGGAACGTACCTTCTCGCCTTTAAAGATGATGGCGGGAGACTTAGTGCAAATCCAGCATCAATAAAAAACATAAATACTAAACCTGATGTTTTTCCAAAACTAACAATTTTAGAAGATAGAGAAGATTTGGACAACCCACCTTTTCAAGGTGTAAGGGATGATTGTTTCTTTTCTGATGAAGTTAATGGTTTAGTTTTAGGTTCTACTGTTTTACTTGATGATATAAGTGATTTTGATGCAATAGCAGATTTTGATTTTATAGGTAATGTTGACTTTTTGACAGGTGGTCAATATTTCTTTAAATCAACTCTTGATCTTGGAGGAAAACAACCTTTAAGACTAAGAAGGCATTTTGTTACACAAGGTTTTTATCCTAATGACTTGTTTGATACTAGAACTGCAAATGTTGATACTTGGACTGATTTTGACGGGGCAACCGCCTTTAATGTGAACGCCACTCTATCGGTTGCTACAACTGATTCTGATCCTGATTTATCTGTATCGGCCACATATACAATTAACGATGGTTCTGGCGGTGCGGGTACAACAATCACAATCACAAAATCATCACATGGTTATAGTGTTGGAAGTCTTGTTACTCTTGATTTTACCTCTGGTACTGGTGTTGATGGTGATTATTTAATAGCCTCTGTTCCCAATGCAAATACTTTTATTTTAAATTCTGCAACCTCTCTAAATACAAGCGGAAACTGTACATATTCAGCAGAGTTTGAACCTTATCAAAAGTTTGTTAATGGTACATATATTGGCAGAGGTTTTAAATTTAAATGCGATTTATTATCGACTGACCCCGCACAATCAATTGAAATAGATCAACTAGGATATTTTGCAGAGCTAGATAGTAGAACAGAAACAAGTCTTGGTAATGCAGCCGCTTCAAGTGGTGGATTTATTGCCTCAGGCACTTCTACAAAATCAGTTACTTTTACAGATAGTTTTTTCACAGGGCAATCTGGAACAAGTGTAGCTGCTAATTCTGTTTTACCTTCGATAGGAATAACAATAGAAAATGCTTCATCTGGTGATTTCTTTACTTTGTCAAACATCACTGGTACAGGTTTCGATATAGATATAAAAAATGGTGGCAGTAATGTTAATAGAAACTTTAAATATGCGGCAACAGGTTTTGGTCGTGGTAGTTAAGAAATGATGTTTGACTTGGATTTTTTAAAGAATACAAGTAAAATAAGTTTAAATATTAATTTATTTTTAATTGTTATTACTTCATGCTTGTAATTTACTTTTAAAAATATAATTAAACAACTCTCAAATCCATTGGTATAACTAAGATGTCTCCACAACATGACTATGTGATCGATAATTCCACAGGCGCGAATGTCCGTGTAGACATCAATAGCGTTTTACAGGCAATAGCAAGTAATAATTCTGGATCTTCAGCACCTTCAACAACTTACGCTTTTCAATTATTTGCGGATACGACAAATAATGTAATGAAGATAAGGAACTCTAATAACACAGATTTTATAGAATTATTTCAACTTGATGGTACTTTTACACTAGAAGACGGCTCTAATAGCAGCCCTGCACTGGCATTTAGAGATGATTTAAATACAGGTATTTTTTCTGGTGCTGATAATGAATTTAATATTGCAACAGGTGGTATTGAAAGATTTGTTATTAATAGTTCTGGCGACTGTGGTATAGGTTTAGAAAGTCCATCAGCAAAGTTAGCAGTTCATACAACTACTACGACTAATTCTTCGTCTCAATTATTTCGGATCACAACAGCAAATGGAGGACTTTTTGGTATTGAAACCGATGAGACATCAAGCAATCCTACATGGAAGATTGGCGGACTTGTAAATAGTGGTGCTGCTGAACCATTGGCTTTTTATCAATTAGGAAGTGAAGTAGCAAGAATAGATTCGTCTGGTCGTTTATTATTAGGTGGAGCTTCATCTTCGCATGCATCAACAAATGCTGATGATTTACAAATTGGTGCAAATAATCAAAGTAATCAAACTGGAATTACATTAGGAAGTGCTAGTGGAAGTAGTGTTAGATTTGCTGATGCTGGTGATGATACTGCTGGTGCAATTAGTTATTTTCATACTGATGACGCCATGCGTTTTTTTACTAACAGTTCAGAACGTGTCCGTATATCAAGTTCGGGGGCAGTTTCTGTGGGTTCTACATCAAACACTTTTGGAGGTTCTGTATTTGCAATAAATGGTTTTTATGTTTCTGCTTTTAACGGAGACAATCTAATCACAAACGCTTCACAAGGTGGTGGTTCGGCTGCTTTATTTATTGGTAATGCTCAAATACAAGTATCTTCTGATGAAAGAATTAAAAAAGATATAGTAGATACAATTGTAGATGCAACAGAACAACTTAAAAAAATAAGAATTGTTGATTTTATTTGGAATGATCCCAAAGATGTTTCATATAATAATAAAAATGCCAGAGGAAAATGGACAGGAGCGTTAGCTCAAGAAATGGTCAAAGTTTTTCCACATATTATTAACGCACCTAGAAAAGAAGATACATTAGAAATAGATTATGAATCAGAACGTCAATGGCTAGTTGAGTATGAAAATTTAGTACCAATACTAATTAAATCAATACAAGAATTATCAGCAAAAATTGAAGCACTTGAAGCTGCTTAGTATAATACGTTTACATATTAAATTTTTATGACTCCACAGGAACTTTACGAAGAAACAAAATCTATTCTTGATACTGACATACAACAAGCACAGCAGATTCAATCTGATATACAGGTAAAACAACAACAGTTAAATCAACTTACAACAAAAATTATTGGCAATCAAAAATTAGTTGAAGGTCTTAAAAAAGTAGAAGGTGTTTCTGAAGAATAAAAGTAGTAATATGTATATATATTGAAAAAATTACTATGGCTGTTACTTGGAATGTTGTTTCTTTAGATGCAACGAAAACTGTAGGAAGTTTATCTGATGTCGTAACTACTGTTCACTGGACTGCGAGTGATGGAGAAGGACTGCACTCACGCTTTTCTTATGGTTCTGTAAGACTTGCTGAAGCTGATAGTGGGTCATTTACTGCTTATGCAGATATAACAAAAGATAACGCTATTGCATGGGCTAAAGCTGCTCTTGGTTCTGATCAAATAACAGCTATTGAAACATCTATTGCTGCACAGATAACAGAATCTAAAACACCTACAAAAACTACTGGTGTTCCCTGGTCTTAATTAGTTTTATTAATCATCTGACGTTGCATTAAGCCTAATGTGACGTATAGAGGTGATAAGCCTATAATTAAAAATAATACGGCTATTGTCATAACAGACATAGCCTTAATTAATGCAAATTTTATCATTTTGGGTATGCTAAATCGTGTTTGTCAGGTGTTGAGTATTATCTCATTTGTAATGGTAGCTTCGATGAGTGGTGGAGCGTATTTTGGTTACAAGTATGTAACTTCAGAACAATTTAAAAGTAGAGTTATGAGTCAGATAATGAAAGAAGTACAAACAATATTACCTGGACAGATTAATAAGAAATTACCATCTGTGACAGGTAAATCTTTACCTTTATAGTGGATATACCAGAAATAAATATACCAGAAATAAATATACCTGATGTATATATTCCACAAGTATCATTACCAGCATATGAACCTCTTAATGTAGAAACTATTGGGTGCAAGCACTATCACCGAGATGTTAAAAATACTGGCAACAGAAATTTATTAATAGAAGATTCTAATGGAGTAACAAGTAGTTGTCCATATCCATCTTTTATACCTATGAATTATCAGGCAGATCAACTGATAATTACAGAAACAGTATTACCAGCAAAAGAAAAACAAAAACTACCAGAAGGTAAACCACCTAAAGCTGAAATACCAAAAGATAAAAAAGATGAATTTATAGTTCCTTCCTGTCCTGATAAGAATGATCAAAGAGTAGGAGATTTTCGTAACGAAAAAAGGCTAGAGCGTGTTACTGGTCATAAAAGAGGTGATGATGGTATTGAGTGTATAACGATTTATGAGAACGTCGCATTCAAAGATCAGTACATTCCAGAAGTTTCTACT